TGACATAAAGCCAGCCAAATGACAGTTATTTTGCAGATTGGTAGGAAAAGCGTAGTTACTGTTCAGATATTTCGTGCTTCCATTCCCCACCAGCCCCGTCTTCCGGTTGTAGTCAGTACCGATTCCGATAAAGCCGTTATTCGTCGGCGCCGTACCCACCAGCGGAACCAAGGCGCCAGCCAGCGTTCTCGCGCCAGCCAAAATACAGCTCGCTTTGATCGCAGTCCAGATGCCATCGGCTTTGCAGCCAATCACAAAATTGTTGATGGCAAACCGAACCGGATCTTCAATCCGCTGACCGTCTGCTACTTCCACGGCATTGACGTATGCCTGCGCATCAGCATCCAAGGGCTGCGATACCTTCGCCAGCGTCAGCTTTGTCGGCTCAGTCAGCGGGCTCATGGGATAGCGGCTCCAAACGCAGTGATCAGGGCAGTGACGCGAGCGTCAAGTTTGGCGAGGTCGATGGATTCGCCGATGGAGTAGAAGGCGAGGCGGGCGTCAGTGAAAGAGTCATAACTACCTGTATTGCGCCTCCGTGCAAATACACCCTGCGCCTCATGGGTGACGGCAAAACTAGCGATGTTGGCAGTTTCATTTGATCCAGCGCGTCTATAGAGATAGCTTGACGCTGATGATCTGCTAACTCCCCTGAATCCAGTGGTTGTTGTATCTGATGGGATAAATGTAGAATTAGAGTCTTGGTATAAACGCGCACTTCTTGAGGTTATGTAGGACCCGGATGCGAAAGCGTCGCCATAGCCGCCTACAGCAACACCCACAGTGTCCACTGCTGACATAAAGCCAGCCAAATGACAGTTATTTTGCAGATTGGTAGGAAAAGCGTAGTTACTGTTCAGATATTTCGTGCTTCCATTCCCCACCAGCCCCGTCTTCCGGTTGTAGTCACCAGAGACAAAGTTGTTGTTCGTCGGTGCCGTTCCCACCAACGGAGCCAGCGCCCCACTCAGCGTCCTAGCTCCAGCAAGGATGCAACTGGCCTTGATGGCAGACCAGATGCCATCCTGCTTGCAGCCGATGACAAAGTTATTGATGGCTTGGCGAACAGCAGGCTCCAGTGACTGGTTATCTCCAGCCGGACCTTCAACGGCTTGGATGTAGTTGCCTGCATCCGTGTCGTAGGTGAAGACCTTGCTGATGACGAGGCTCATACCTCACCCCCACCAGTAGTGTCATTGGTTTCCACTACGGGCTCGGTGACAACATCGCCTGCGGGTGCGATTTCATCCGCTTGGGGCGGGGTGTAAGGGGTGCCGTCCTGGCTGAACTGGGGCGGGGTGGGGCCGACGTAGTAGGGGCCGACTTTGTAGACTTGGCAGCGCTGGCGCAGCAGCTCGACGGCGCTGGCTTGGAAATACTCCTCAGGCGTTACCTTGTCCTGCAGCGTGCTGATCTCAGCCACCAATCCAGGCAGCAGCTCGTCGGGTACATCGAGTGTAAATTGTGCCATGATTAACCTCCTCAGGCGGTAGTGGCTTTGATAACAGCGAACGCGATAACGATCGCCTCGCTAAGGCTGCCCGCTGTGATATTGCGGACATCAATGGTTGCGGAGCCCGCAGCAGAGCGGGCATTGAGCAGGTAAGAGCCGGGCGTCCCGCCGCTGATGTGGTTCAGGATCAGCACATCACCAGCAGCGATCGAGCTATCCGTCAGCACAAACGACACCGTGGTATTAGCGGCCAGTGCTGCAGCGTTCAGCGTGACCTGCCCGCAGCGGGTGTTCAGGGTGACGCCGGTTGCCTTGCTGGTGGCTTGGGTGACAGTGCCGCCTGCGCCAGTGCCGTAGCCGAACGGGTTGGTGAACCGCGTGCCGTTGGTGGCGTCCCAGGTGGCAGTGCTAGCGCCAGCAAGTACGCCAGCATTGTTGTAAATCAGTTGCCCACTAGACCCCGCCACTAATGCCAGGGTGCCAGTGGCATCTGGGATTGAGACGGTTCGGTTCGCAGTCGGGGTGATTGTTTGAAGGGTTGTAGTATATGTACCGCCGTCAGTAAGGTTTACGTCACCTGCAACAGTCAGGATGTTAGTTGTTTTATTCCATGTCAGATCAACGTCACCGCCAAAGGCGCCGCCGTCATTAAACTGAACTTGGGTGTCACTGCCACCCGGTGTACCCCCTCCGCCACCAGCGCTGACGTTATCAAGAGTACCTGTAAACGGATTAAATTTGTATCCCATGATCAGGACTTAGCAACGGAAGCCAGCTCTCCGCCGGAGTAAGTAAGAACCAAAGTCGCTACAGTGTCTCCACCTGATCCACCGACTTTAAAAGTAATGGTTTGAGTTCCATTGGTAGGAGTCGCTACCGGAGAAAATGAAATATAGTCATGCAGAGGAACATTCAAACCTGCCATCGTAACGACAGGTTTCGTCCCGGTATTAACGTTGACAGGCATGCTCTTAACTTAATCTGTTACGATTCTACTTTGAACAAACAAATCAGCAGCCTAAATTGGATTTCAGCAGCCATTGATATTTTTTGTGCGCACGTCCGCGTTCAACAGCAAGGTCAAGCGTTAACTGATCACCGATTGCTTCAGCTTGCATGGCTATGCTAACAAACGTTTCAGCGAGCGTATTGGTGTTCGCCGCCAGGGCGCTGATCAGTCCTTCTTGATCAAAGCAATCCTCTGGCAACCTGGGGAGAGAAGAGTAGTTTAAATCCTCAACAGTTTTAGGCGCCGCAATATCTAGGGAGCGCAGGTGCTCAGCAATCGTATCAAGACCACCCTGCAGCTCTTCGTACATCGACTCAGTGAGCTTATGAATCGAATAGAATTTACAGCCAATCAGATTCCAATGGACAATGTATGTCTGATTGAGGAGGTAAGAAGTGTCGCGTAATGCCTGCACCAGGGCGGCATAACAAGGGGTTTTCTTGTCAGGTTTAGCCATTTAAATCACCACTTTGTCTTGTTGCTCCAGTAGCGGGCCGACATGATGTCTGGATTTGGATCCTGGGCATTATGTCTAGCATAGTACGACCTCTTGCGGGCTTTATCTTCTTCTGTTTTTGGATGTTTTCCAGCCCCTTCTACACCTTGCTGACCAAAACGGATAATTTTTTCTTCCCCATCTTTGCAAGCCTTGACAACATGGGATTTAGTTGGGTGCCCTGGAGTGCGCTGAGGCTTGTTGCACTTCATGTGCTCCTTGGCCAGCTGCTTTGCTTTTGCCCGCTTAGACATGGCTAGAACTGAACAATCCCTTTGTCAATTTTGCTGGATAAGTCCTGAGGCTCTTTGCCTCGTGCCAGCTGATCAAAACGCGAGGGGATGCGCTTCTCCTGTAAGTCAGTAATATCTAAATAGTTAGCAAGGAATTGCTTTGCGTCTTTAGCTGGCAACCCATCCGATGTAGAAATCACTGGCGATATACGGAGTAGCTGTTTCAGTAGCGGGTAGTTTCATGGAGCAAGGTTTTTGCTCCATCCACTGTTTCAGTTTAACAAGTCTATCATCGGAAAAGTTCCGATTACTCTCATCATACCAGACCTGGAGAGGCGTGGATCCTTTGGATCTATTACAACCTGAACAGCAGCATGCCATGTTGTTCTTTACATTATGGCCGCCCTTGTGTTTCGGTACGATGTGATCGATCGTAGCTGTATCTTCGTTTAACTGTTTATCACAATAGGCACACTTCCATTCCCAAGCTTCAAAGATGTGCTGCCTAAACTTTCGACGTGCATGTTTCGGAGTAAGAACAATGAGGTTGGCTAGAAGGTCTTGCTCGCATTGGAACATGGTCGTCATGAATCCATGACAAGACTTTATGGCGCATACACCTTCCCTTTGTGCTATCCTTTCGTTGTAAGCCCCGGTGGTGGAAGCTGGTAGACACAACGAGTTTAAGCCTCGTTGCCGAAAGGCGTGCAGGATCGTGGCCTGTCCGGGGTACCACGGGAATTAGCTCAGCGGTAGAGCGCTGTCTTTGGGAGGCAGATGCCGCAGGTTCGATCCCTGCATTCCCGACTTAATTGATACAATCAGCTTCGTCTTCCGCTGGATCATACTCAGCATCTTCAAGAAGCTTCAGTAGGAAGTAATGCAGTTTATCTGTCACCCACCGAATATCTTCATCTGAGACATCACAGACGATTGCATTAAGTCGTAATTCCCTGGAAGGCTCACGAATAAAGTCAGTGATTAGCTCCAGCGCGCGGTAACGTCCTTTGGTAAATTCTCCCAGCATCAGCTGGCTCCAGCATCAGCGGCGGTGCAAGCAGTCGACAAGACATCTTTTTTTAAGACATCAATGATTTCAAGCGCACCTTGAACTTTCAGGAAGCCTTCCTTCAGAGTTATCAGGTCGGCTTCCATGACCTTGATTTTGGTATTGAGATCAGACAGTTGCGTCTGCAACTTTTGCTCAATCTGCTCGACTTTGGGCATTATCATTTTGTTTCTTTTTGAAGTTTAGCCAGCACCAGCCGTTCCCGTCACCGCCAACAAAAAGACGTGGATTCAGATTCTTGAAACTGTAATGAATGTTCTTACCAGCAGTAGCTCCAGTGTTTACCCAAGAACCACCAATTAGATCCAATTCCCCGTATGGATCCTGAACTAACCAATAGTCCTTGCCATAACCAGTAATAACCACGAAGTGGCCATTACCAGTAGGCTGATCGACATTTCCATGATGAAGAATACCAGCAACGACAGGTCGTCCTTGATCGATCTCGTCTTTAACATCTTGTATATTCGTTCCCAGGGCAAACCTAGCATAGGCCCCGAGCTCTGCAAGCGCTAGCTTATGTGGTTCCCTGTGAGTTGTATCACCATATTTCTTTACGTACTTCAGGTAGTCAACGTCATCGTTGATCCCAGGCACATCCATGTACTTCAAACACATGGCGAGGCAACTGCTCTGACATTGGCGCCAACCTTCGGGGCCGTTGTCCTGCTGGTAGAAGTACGGGAAGTTGCGAAGGTAACGTAGATCACCTTGGACAGCGTAGGGCTTGATCTCTGTTTGTGTTGTGAGGCCGCTCCAGTGCTCGTCGTAAACCCACCAACGACCAAGACCAAAACCTAACTCTAGGTAGGTGTGTTTGTTCTTGCGTTCAAGGACCGTGCAGTTTCTGATAACACGGGATTGCATAACCTTGGCACGTTGATCACTACTTAGCTGCTCCGATGGAACAGGTTCTTTCTTTAGAAGAGTATGCTTTAAAGC